CTATATATATTTTTTGTACTTTAGAAGTAACTAATTTTTTTCTTAAACTTTGTTGGATATTTTTACCTAATAGTGGAATAACATTGCGTTTAATAGCAAGTGCATCAAATGGTCCCTCACATAATATAATTGGTATATTCCAGTTAATAAACAACTCAAACGGTATTATATCACGAGATACATCTGGGTTTTTGTATTTTAAGGATGAATTTTTATCAAAGCTACGAGCGGTAAAATAATTTAGGATCCCATCTTTATCATATGATGGTATTACAATGCAGTTATTATACTTGCCAGATTCACAATAACCTATATTGTATTTAATAATGTCGTCAGGCGTGATTTGTCTGCGTTTTAAATAGCTGATTGCGTGCTTATATTCGATGCTATTGTATTGGTTTGATAGCGGTTTGAATTCTTTAGGTAATTCTACTTTTTTCTCGGTTACTGTTATTTCAAAGTTACCGGATGTAAATTTCTCTAGTGATTTGGCTTCTTTAATTTTATCAGCAGGTGCATCTATAGCCTTAAGTAGGTTAGATAACTTTTTACCTTTTTTATTGCATACCCAACAATTCCAAGGATGTTCACCTTTAGGATTTTCGGTTAAGTTAACCTCTAATTTAGGTTTGTGATGATTACAAAAAGGACAATGATAAGCAAAATTACCACGAGCAGTGGATTTACCAGTACCTAAAACCGAATTTAGTGTAGCAACTAGAGCTTGATTTATCATACTTACAATATAATAATAGAGCTTGGGGCTGCCAAATCTTTCTTAAAATATCGTCCTTGTATATTATCGTTATAACTATTTGTTTCTAAACAACATGTTACGAACTGGTATTTGGCTTCGAGGTAGGATAGGTGTTTTGGTGACCATGCTAGGTCTAGTATTTCTCTATAGAATTTATCTTCACCTAAGCGCGTTACGTCTTCTAATAATGGTTTACAACTACCCCAATACGTTTTCCAATCTGACTCAGCATATGATACTTCTTTAGTTTTCTTACGACCAGGGCCAGTTTGTTCCGCTATGGCTTTTTTACCTAATTTTTTAGTCTTCTTATGTTGTAGAAATTTTTTACCAATGTATATTCTACCATCAATAGTGTTAGAAATAAGATAAACAAACCCAAATGGAGTTTGTTCACCAAAATCTTCTACATTTTCAATTTTATTACCTTTATATAACCAATTTACCATAATCTTATTTATCTATATTAACTAATATAGTTGTATCGGTTGTTCGACTTGTTGGAAGTGGTTGACCTAATTTAGCTACCATTAGTAATTCTTGTGCTTCATTATAAAATCCTACTGTTGTAACATAAGGACTAAAATATGAACCAGTTACAAAACCATATACTGTACCTTCTGTTGAACCTGATATTAATGATGGGTTTAGGCTAAAGTTAAATTCCTCAGGTCGTATAGTGCACTTATATTGTGTTTCATAGATTGTTCTTGAGCTTTGAAAGCTGCAAGTAGGAGATGAAGCAGATGAAGTAAAATAACTTGGGTCTATGGTATATGTATCTGTTATAACAATTGTACCATGTTGATAATTAATAATACCATATGCGCTTTTACCACTGTCTACTATTATGCCTTCTCCATTGTCAAATAATTCAAGTTCACTTAAACCATTATATAAAAATTTATATCTAAAAGTATTTGGATTTATATAATCACCAAATAAATTTTTAGGTACAGATATTATACCTATTTGTGTATTTGATCCAGTTGGGAAAAATCTTTCATACCCATAGTTAGATGAGTAAAGATAAGAGTTAGTTTGGAATAATGTTGTAGATTCATAATTGTAAAATCTACTATAAACATTTGTTAATGAATCATCTTCAACTACTTGTCCTAAGTAATTAGTAATATATGGGGAACCGCTTATGGGGTTAGGAATATAATTAGTATAATATAACTGTTTTATAGAGTTATATTTTAATCTTTGATCATATTCTAATGATGAAGAAGATAAATTTGAGGACGTATAATTCGTCCCCAAATATATTCCTATTCCATTAGTAGTAAAAGATGCACTTCCCTCAAAAGAAAAACTTTTGTTAACAACTAACGGAGATACAATGACATCCGTGCTTAGAAATTGTTTGTAAGCACCCATTCATTAAAAGTCTAATTTAACACGTATTAATGCCTCTTTTGTGAAGTCTTTCTTAAGTGGTTTTGATAATTTAGCTACTGCTAATAATTCATTTTGGTCATTATACATCCCTACTGTTGTAATATAAGTAGTTGGGCTATTAATAAATAAATCATATAATACAGCTCCTGTACTACCTGATATAAAACTTGGGTTTTCAGTGTAGTTGAATTCAGCATTTCTTGCTCTACAGAATACAAAGTCAGATGTTATTGTTTCATTACTATTTAAAGCAAAGCTACTTGTAATTGAACCCGTTGTTAACCCTATTCTACCAGATGCGGTTGAAAATAGGCGAAGTGGATTTTGGTTATTGGTATTTGATGCTCTTTGGGTGTTTAAAGCAATACCTCCACTAGCGTGTGGTAAATCTAAAGCAGCAGCATTTAATATTATAGTTCCAATATCTGGTAAGAATAAACCATATGATCCTGATACTGTCATGCCCGTGTTTATGGCTCCTAGAGCGTTAGTAGCTGTGGCTACTCCTGCACTTCCTGAGATGATATTATATACTCGTCCTGCGTCACAGTAAGAAACAGTTGTAGTGGTTAAACTATCATCTGTTAATACTATTTGTCTTGATGCTGAGTATAAGGTTAGAGTTAGTGATCCTGGGAATAATGATTCTTTAAATCTTGCTCTATCAACTGTTACAGCATAAAAATCTTGTTGTGATGGTGTAATGGTTGAAAATGAGAATTGTGTATTTTCATCACCATAGATCAGATTACGGAATTGACCATATACTGTTCTAGAAGGAGATAACCCGTTTATACCCGCATCATATAACAATGATCCAGATCCATACCCATTACCGTAAGCAATATTAAATTGTATTTCAGATGAAGCATCTGTAGATGGGTTAGAATTATACACATTTAGGTAGTAATTACCAGATGTTCCAGCAACTTGTACAGATGAAGTATATAAAGCAATTATCGGAGTAACATAATTAGTCCAACATGGAGCTGTTATACTATCAGCACTAACTAAGAAATCTTGGGGGTCTAATGTTTTAAATGACATATTTTTTTATAATATTTTTATTAGCTAACTTTTGTTATAGTAATTGGGATTGTTACTCTTGCTCCACTATCTCTACCTGTTACAATTAATACTGTTTGTAATTGAGTTTGGTTACCAAATAACGTATTAATAGTAGTACCAGTCATGTTTAATGTAGTACCAATTACTGTTTTAGATACATTAGTTCCAAGAGTAGTTGTTGAATTTAGAGCAGTAGATGCATTTGTGTTAATACCTACGCCATTAAATACACTCATTGTTCTAACATCACCTATAGTGAAGTTATATCCTGATGTTTCAAATGTTTGTGAGCCACCTAAATAATTTAATGTTTGTGGTGTAATTGAAAGTGATGCACCTTGTTTTAATACTATGTTAGTGTAACCAATATTAAGAATAGGCATTTTAGCCGTACCACGAGGTAATGTAGTAAGTTGATACTTCATTATTTGTGTTTCATCAGAAAATGCTTCTAATAAAGGCATACCTTCAATTGCTTGACCATAATAAGCTGATCCTGAAGGATTGTTCGGGTTATAAAGTGTATAGTCGATTTCATCATCAGATAATGAGAATTGAGTGATACGGAATGAACCGTCATTTTTTGCTAATAACTCTCTACCTTTTTTAGTTAAAATAGCATCAACTGTTACTATTTGGTTATTTAAATATCCCATTTTTTATTTTAATTTATTATAAATATTATTATATTGTGCCTTCTGCGGCAAGTTTTTGAATTATAGTTGTAAAATTATCTTCTAATTCTTTAGACATATGTTGAGGTTTAATAAAACCTGTTAAAGGTTGGCCAGTTGTACCTGTAGGTTTAGGTACATTTAATATTATTTGGTTACCAGCGTTTGGATTTATTCTATATATACAAAAATGATCTAATATAGAACCACTTGGAACAGGTGGGACTACTTTTAAAGCTAAATTACCATCTGTTGTAGTCATATTTTCATATATAATATGTATGTTACTTGGATCATACTCAAATCTAATAAAATCTCCGGGTTCTGGGGTAAATGGTAATGTAATATCACTAAATCCAAAGGTAGCAGATGCTGTGGGGGTAACTTGAAGATACTGGTTTTGGTTTAATCCTGTTAGTCCTAATGAAGCTGTTATTACTGTAAAATCATTAGATGCTGTAGTGTATGTTCCTATAGACCAGAATGGGCTGTATACAAAATTATCAGCAGTGTATGTTTGGATATTGGTAAAGATGGTAGACCAACCATCATTTGTTCCTAGTATTTTTAATTGAAGACCATTATTTTGATTATCTAATTTATAGCGTACTCTTATTTTATCCCCACTATTAAAATTAATAGGTTTGGTTTGAGCGGAAACAAATTCGTCAGGCATTCCTTGAGTAAATGTTCTTAGTTTAGCAAATGTTCCATCTGTTAACTCAAGGGGTGAATAATTAGTTCCCCCATCTGTTGATCTTTGAATTTGAATATATAATACATTAGAGCCATTATTAGTAGTAATAACTTCTTTAACACGAAATGTTGTTTTAAAGGCTACTTGAGTTCCCTGGGATGTAGTGTCATTAGGGAAGGTGTATATATATGTGCTGTTATTGTAATTACTGCCGCTATCATTTATTTCTGTTCCAAAATCTAAAGTAGCATAAGAACCATTATTAATGTTTACAGATGCAGCTTTTTTAGCTAAAAATGAGTAGTTATAAGCATTGTCTAAGCCTACACCCCCAGGTCCAGCTGAAAAGCTCATGGTAGTAATATAGTCTGTTCTTCCAGAGCCTGTTTCAGTTATTAGTAGGGGTTGTATTCTTCCCACGTTTGTAATTTGTTTAGTACCTAGTAAAGTAGTAAATAATGTAGTTCCTTCTAAACTTGTAACGTTTACTATTCTCCCAGGCTCAAAATTTTGCAACATGTTAAGTGTATCAACAGAATTAGGTTGAGGTGTAACTACATTACCTTGAGCATCAATTAAGTATTTTACAAAATAAGCGGTTTGATCAATAATTTCGGGGGTAGTGCTTCCTACACTACTAAAGTAAGCGAAATAAGTTTGATTTTTTTCGGCAGCAGAAAGTGATCCATACCCACTATTATCGGTAGTAGAAGTATTAAAATCACCTTGTATATTTGAACTATATAAATTATCCGACATATTATGTTGTTATGTATGAGTTTGTTCTACTACCATTGTATCTTAAATTAGACCAAGCTTTTGAACTATAATTTGAATCTTGGACAAACGCCCTATCTGCTGTTCCAGATAT